GCCTTCCAGCAGATCAATGATCTGTGCCTCACCGTTATTCTTGGCTTCCTCAATACCGCTGATGGTAACGGTGGCAGCGTACTGACCCCACGAATACTCAGCAGCCGAAATGCCTGTCTGAGCCGTCACGGAAATAGTATCTGTGCCACTGTATGAACCAGCAGTTGAGTTTGTCCCATAAATGATTGGGACTACGATATTCGCACCACCCGAAATGCGCCGAATCGTCTGACCGTTCGTCAGGGCATAGAACAAAGGCCTAGCCGAGAAGATGTTGTCAGTAAGTTTCGGGACATAGTTTTTAAGGGTGGTAGACAGAATCTCGTCAAAATCAGCGTTACCCGCCATGGTCTGTCACCTCGCTTTTCTGTTACGAAGCAAGTTCCCGCTTGGCGCTTTCAAACGCCTCACGGATGGAAGAAACCTTTGCTGGAGCAGCCTGAGAGGAACCCGCTTGCTTCGACCCCGAAGGGGTCACCACACTCGCATCCCGTTTCGCCTCCGTACGCTCCTGCTCTTTCTCCAACTTCTGCGCCCGCCGCGACACATCGTCATAACGCATATGTGTCAATGCCGCCTCAAGATTCGTAATCTTGTTGGCTAACGCATGTTGGAAAAGATCCTGAGCGTCGAAATCGCCGTACTGCCCTTTCAAGTTTTCGACTTGCTTCTCTACCTGTTGTCGTCTGTGAACGCGGTCCTGTGCAGCCAACTTCTGCTCCAGTCCACGAATACGATCTTCGGTAGGGTCAGGGGTTTCATCACCCCATGCCGCACCGTAGGGATCAACCTCAGCCGCCTTGGGCGCCTGCCTAGTCGAAACCCCGAACGCATCCGCCAACGCTGACATCGTCCCTTCCGGGTCCGATTCCAACGAAGTGACTATCGCTTCGGCTTGCTGCAACCTTTTGCGTTCGGATGCCAGTTCCTGCGTCTTACGGGTGTAATCCGACTGTCGCTGGTATCCATCCCGAAGTTCCTCAAGGCTGACCTGCTCTTCTAAACCATCCACCTTCACGGTGTACGATTCAGCAGGTTCCTCCGAAACCCCAACCGAAGAATCCGGACTATCCACCTCGGTGGGTTCCGTTGCATCTTCCATTTTATTGCCTCCTGAGAGTTCGCCTATTGAGCGACTGCTCTCTTCTACTAGGGACACTCTGTCCCAATCGATCTATAGACTTCCCAAATCCACGCCCATCTGATTCTGCAACTGCGTCACCAACTCGGGCGGAACACCGCTAGTCTCTGCAAAAGCATCTTCAGGGGGCATCATCGGCAGGCCCGCTGCGCCGGGTGGACCCGGCAGCGGACCACCGCCGCCTTCCGGCATCATCGGGGCCTGCTGCATCAGGAACTTGTCGGGGTCCTTGATGTCGAAACCGCGTTGGAGTACATGCCTCGCAAGCGCTGTCGGATCAATCACGGTCCCCACCAGCGGGGCCATGGCGTTCAACAACGAAACGGCCTGCTGTTTACGGATGGTGTCATTGGTGGGCTGCGTAGAACCGCCCTCCACGGAATAATCGTACTCCCCGATGATATCGTCCCGGGTGTACGTCACAAAAAGGTTCTCGCCGCCACGACCCACCACACGGGCGACCTGCTCACCAGTCATGAACTGTTGCATCAACTGGATGATGCGACGGGCGACATGTCCAATCCCCAATTCGACAATCGCCAACTTGTCCGCAGCACGGGCATTGCCAGCATCAGCGATGATACTCGCCTCAGTTGCGGTACGCCGAATCTCAGGGAACTGCCCCCGTGCATACTCCGACACACCCGAAACAGTGTAAATGTCCTCTTGAATAATTGAAGACATATTGTACACTTCGGGCGAAAGAGGAGTTTGCGGCATCGGAACCACAACCTCCGACAAAGGCTTGTTCTCGTCCACCACAGGGACCAGCCGACCATCCTGATCCGATTCCAAAGCCTCGCGGCCCTCTGGGCCGAACGAACGCTCATGATACAGGTACTTTCGTGCATACCGTTTCCGGGCATTCATCATCTGGGAACGAGTCTTATTCAACTCCGTCTGCAAAGACTCAAGTGCTTCCAGATCACCTATCGGGTAGAAATAGTCCGGAACGTCATAGTTCCGCAACATCACAAACGGCTGCCCGTACGCATACGGCATGGGGATCGGATCCACCAAGAACTCGTCGCCAGTCATGGACGATACCGACATCGTATTATTGGCGATGTCGTAGTATTCGTATATCGCCACCCGCTCCTCTTCCAACAGGAACTGCTCTTGTTCCTGACGGTTACCAGATTCATACATCGGGTACAGCATGGCGTCTGCGGTTAGCGACTTGCGAACCGACGGCTTATAGTTCTTATCCGTCTTGGCATCCTCTAGGCGTCGGATAACCCGCTGAGCGATCCACTTCGCATCAGCCATGCAGGTCGCTTCCGGATCGACAAACATGTCGAACGGAGAAATCCTCTCCAGAAACGGCTGATCCTCCACAACCATCATGCTGGTCTGGGGAATCATAGCCAGCAACTCTTCATCGCTAGGTAAACCGCCAGCCAACTCCGGGTTTTCCATCCCGTACAAGTCCGCCTCAAACAAGGCGTCCTCCCCCATTTCCTGACGTTCCACATCCCCCAAAGACCGCTCCTGCTCCACAAAGTTCCAACCAACCTTCAGCCACCCGTGGCCGAAAATCAGAAAGTCCTTCACGGTGCGGCGAAACGGATTACGAAAATCGTGATGCCGCCACATGTAATTGATGACAGCCTCAACAAACGTGGCCCTGTCACCATCCCCCGGCAACGTCGGAGATACCACAATCTTCGGATGATTCACCGACACCGACGGCGCAATAACATTTACCGTACTAAACGCCAGATTGACAGCAATCAAATCTTCCGTACTGGCGGTTGTACGCGGCCAATGCTTGCCACGGTACAAATCGTTCATGCGACGCCACAGACTGTCATAGCCCATATCGTCACGCCAACGCCCAGACGACCTCAGACGGCGCTGGACAATCTCATGCTGCTCAGCCCGCGTCTTACGCGCCATTAGAAGTACGCCTTATCCGGCAGGCGTTCGATGTTTCGACCCGCCGCCTTCGCTTCCATCGCCGCCTTCTGGCCGCGTTCTTCCCTGCTTAGATGCTGCTCTTCGGGAGGCAACTGGGATCGGAAACCCCGCCCAGTTGCGAACTTGACGCCAAGTAGTTTCTGACGACGTTCCCATAACTCATCCAACTCGGCGCAGGCCAACGGCCCACGCAGGCCCACGGTATAATCGCAGAACTCCGCGTAGGACGCCTCCCGGGGGAGGATCGCCACAGTTACGGGCGCTTAGTGTGCGGCGCAGCGTTATGGCCCTTCAGGTCCGGCTGAGGCTTCGACGGCTCAACCTTGCCCGCCGGCCCATGCTGATTGAACGGTGTCTCACGGACACTGACTTCCCCGTAGCCGCCAGTCTGACTGGCGTACTTCGGAGCATCAAACCGCTGCTCCGGAGAGTTCGGCGCGGCAGGCTCCCAAATCGGGTTAGCCACCACGGAACCACCACGTTCCATCTTGTTGTTCTGACCGTTCGGTCCATCAATTGTCACAGTGCCGTTCGTGTGCGACACAAAATTCTTAGCCACAAAGACCTCCAAGTCTTAATAAAGCCTCTACAGGAACTGGTCAGACTGTCCCACGCATCGTATGGGAACCAATCTTCAAATCCGGATTCGGATCATCCTTCACCATCCGGGCAAACCAATCAACAGTCCAATAATCGTCCGCCTTCGGTGCAAACTCGGGCATAAACGCGTACTGGCGCATCTCATTCGCCAACGCCAACGCCATCACACGGTCATCATGCGGTGAACCCGACATCGAACCCCGCTCATTACGCACATACGTCCGCAACTCCCCCAACGTGTACCGATCATGAATCGTCAACTCGCTTGACCGCAACGCCATCCCCAGATCATCAATCAACAAAGGCTTCGATGTGCGAGTCGTCTTCCACCCAAACTCCAAAGACACCTTGGTAGTCGCCCGATTCAACGTTCGTTTACGAAACATGTTCGGATGACCCAAATGACGCAACTGAACAATCGTAGTCAACCCGTGATTGTTCGACTCCACACAAGTCAACGCACTATTATACCACAACGCCAGATTGTACACCTCCTCAGCCAACGCATCCGGAGGAATATGCCCATGCCAAATAGCGACCTGTTCGCCAGAGCGAACATCCAAGACCTGAATACACGAATAATCCCCATGCACCAACCCCTCCGCCGTATCAACCCCCATACAATACGGGCGCCCACCAACAGGCTCACGCCAAACTGTGAGCATCTTTACGGAACTCCACAAAACGAGCCGACGGGCGCCACAAATAACCGCCCTGACCCTCCTCAACAAAAACGTTCATCTGCTCCAACACATCCAAATCAAACACAGGGTTACCAGACTTTATGAACGCTTCCTCAGGCGTCGTCGGATACTCCTGAGCCAACTGCCACGGCAACATCGACTCTTTCTTCGACAAATACCACGACTCGTCCCGATCACCCGCCGCCGACCAAGGAAAAAACATCGGAGAGAACCTGTTCGTCCCCGTGGACGACCCCACCCATAGTTCGTGGAAAAAGTTTCCGCTTCCATTCGCCGTACTAAGACCAATGATTCGGCCTCCGACATCGGCCACTGGTTCAATAGATGCCCACGCTTCCTCAGGATTAGGCAAAAACGCCCACTCATCAACAACAACCAGCGACGCAGACTCGCCACGGGCAGGATCCGATGCCGAAGGCATCGAAG